CGTGTGGTCTACTTCGGAGACAACTAGGAGAAATTAAATGGCAGGTAGATCAAGCGTATCAATATCAGCGGGTAATGCGCAAAAAGTCTTTACAAACAACACAGGGCTTCCAGTGGTTGTTTCTATAAATGCAGTCAGCGCAGACAGCACTAAAAACCCGAAGTGTAGTATTATTTTAAGTGGGGCTAGTGACTATACTCTAAACTTTGAAGCTGTTAAAAAAACTCTTCCTCAAAACATAAACTATAATACTGGTGATTTTGATCTTGTAACTAAGGGCGACCCAATTGGCTCTTCCATACTCAACTTTAACACTATAGGGAATGATAGAAGCTATTCTTACTTTAATGGAGCCTCATCGGACGCTTATCAATCTACTAGATATTGCCAAAGGTTCGATCCTTATTTTTTAGATAATCCAACCGCATATAACAAAGATACTGCGTATGGCTACATACAAAATCAAGGCACTGCAGATTTTCATTCAGATATACTAAAGGATAAGTCTTTTTTTGGAGATAGGTTTTTAATAAGCGCTTATAGTAACAACGGCACTACCGTAATGAATCAACAAGGGTTTACTTATTATCAAGCCGCTGTTGTACACGACCATTGGACTGATGTTGGAATTGGAATCCATACTAATAACAATATGTCGGTTACTATGGCCCATGACTATGTCTCAGGCTCTAATCCTACCCATCAACACAATGCAGCAACCAGCAACAGCTTTTCGTACCAATACCTAAACAATTCTAGTGGTAATATTCTTTCAAATTCATACGACGATGGTCTAACCTTAGACCTTCAAGCAGATGGTGGTGTTTTTTGCCAAGGTGTTAATGGTTATGGTATGACTCCAACCCAACACGGGCGTCTTGGTTTTTTGTCGTTTCGGTTGTTTAGGTCTAACGGCAGCTTTGAAGCTGGGGCAAGTAGCATAAAAAACGCAAAAGATGGCGTACCTAGTAACAACGTTAATAACTTACTTACTGGCGGGTCATACAGAGCAGCTATAAATATGTCTGATGATGGTGGCTACCTAGCAAGTTGGTTAAAGTACAATCCTCATACTGACAAATATTATATGAATATCCAAGGGGGTATCCCTAGTAGCCTTGCGGGAATTTATTCAGTTTCCCACGAAGATTTATTTTCTACAGGCAACGCGCGTTCTTTTAGTAACGTTTTTAGAAAAGAGTCTGCTACTAACGACTTATTGCATAAAACAACCCAGCCTATGCGTATTGGTGACAGCCTGTGGGTTTGTTTCAAAAGCAATACGGTAGGTGATGCCCTGTACTCTAATGATCTTGTAAATTGGAAGACTGCGTCAGACTATCTTGAAATCCCTGACGCAAAACTTATTGCCGTAGACAATAGCGTTTCACCCTCAAAAACTCTATTCTGGAAAGGCAATACACTTGGAAATAAGTTGTTTGGAATTGACAGTGGTTTTTCAGCTATACCTCAGTCCGGCCTTATCGAAAACGGCGTAGGCATTGGAACCTTTGAGCGCAACGGATTAGTCCTTGGTTCTGGCGATAGCATCTATATGGAGAACCTCGACGATTCAACGGCAGTCCATGCAACAGCTACCTTTGTAGAGGTGTAGTATGGGCCGCACTCTAATACTTAATACTACTCCATCGGAAGCTGCTTCTTTAGCCGCACCGTCTTTATCTCTTGATGATGTGGAAAATGCCTATGATGTTCCTAAACTACTTCAAACTATAGACACCGGAAACTCAAATGACATTTCGATAACAGACTTAGATACTGCAGCATATGAACGATTTTATATTTTGATGAGTAACTTTTGTTGCACGAATGATTCATATATCAGCTTCGGCGGCATGAATGGTAGTACTAAGTGGAATAATGCAAATAGATGGGTATGGGGTGGGTATCAAGCAAACGGTTCCAATAGGATGACCTCTAGCGGCAGTTCTATGGTACGTTCAAATGCGGGTTCCACTCATACGCAAGGAGCCACCGCAGGTACTGATCACCAGACCATGATAGAATGGAATTTCTTTTTCCCAGACCCTAGTGGCTCAGTGTACGAAATTACGGGAAATATGAATTATATGAACGGACAATACAGCTACGGAAACAATAATTGCTGGGGTAATTTTACCTTTGAAAAAAATGGAACCGCTACACATGGGGACGGATTAAATTTTTATATGCAAAATGGTTCGTTTCAAGAGATAGGAAACCCATTTAGAACGACTGTCTACGGATATAAACGCAGACCTGCATCTGCAAGTTAATAACTAATTTATGGCACTGTGCGTTCCGCTACTGCCTAAATAACATCACTTAAATCAGGAGAAACTAATGTCTAAAGTGATAGTGGATCAAATCCAAAAAAATGGCGGTACGACCTTCACACTGCCGTCTGCAGACGGATCGTCTGCAAACAAACCTCTAGTAACTAATGGGAGTGGTACACTTGCTTTCTCTCCCTTATCTATGCCAGCCGCCGATGGAACTGCGAACAAGCCCATAACCACTGACGGCTCTGGGCAGCTACAGTTCAACCCTAATGCCCTACCAACGACGATAGGTTTGGCTGGTCAACAACTTGCGGTCAACAGTGGAGCAACTGCTCTTGAGTACATTTCAGCGCCCACGCCAAATAGCCCAACGTACTCAAAAACATACGACTTCAAAACTCTTTCCGCAACTGGTACTCACGACATTACTTGGGCAAGCATAAACTCGGACATCCAATATTCTAAAGTTGCTGGTGTCAGTTTGTCGATGTACGAAGTCAGTAGTTCATCTAACTGTTACATTTACATCTACTCACTTAATAGCAGTGGCAGTCCTGTTACTACCGGCTATTATTCAAACACTTATCACGGCAGATATAATACCAATAGTATGAATGGTTATTATGACAATAGCAACAATGGCTGGATGAGGTTTCCAGCCTACGGGAACAATATTGGAGAGACTAATAGCAGCTATGGACAAGGTATTACGGGCCAAATTATGCTTATTCCTTGGCGCGAAGGCAGTAGCCATGAAGAAACCAAAGGCGGTGGTTCATTCTACTCAATAATGTATCAATCCTCAAGTCATAACTACCCCAATGCAGAGCATGGTGGATACAACAACTACGGCACTAGCAGCGCAGCTGATGCAATGGAAGGCGGCTTCCGTTTTTATGCTACATCAGGAAATTTCAACCACGGCAGACTCGTTGTCGAAGTACACATGAAAGAGGGTTAAATCATGGGGTCAATATATAAAGGCGGTGTTTTCCGCGAAATGACGGCGGCAGAAAACGCAGCAGAAGAAGCTATCCAAAAACAAATAGCGGATGGTTTAGCAGAAGACCAAGCCAAAGCATCTAGAATGCTTCGGGATGCTCGCCTTGCTGAGTGTGATTGGACGCAAGCGGCTGATATCCCTTTGAGTTCAGACCAAAAGTCAGCATGGGCAACTTATAGAGCTTCGCTCCGTAATCTGCCTACGGCTGATGAAAAATGGCCTAACAGTGAAGAAATCACTTGGCCTACGCAGCCAGAATAAGCAAATATACAGGAGAATATCATGGCTTTAACAGAAGCAGAGTTAGCGGCCCAGAATCTTAATAACAATACTAGGACTATTGGCACACTTGCTACTAGTGGCCTTGTATCTCCTGTGTATGAAACTGAATTAGTAGATGGAGTTGAGACTGCTACTGATGTGGTATCTGGCTATACGACTACATCTCCTAAATCTACTATAACTACAGCGGGAAACCAGACTGCTACCTTTAATGATGACGGCGAGTTAGTGGTAACGGCTGGTGATCCCGTAGTTACTGAGGTAGGCGGTGGAAATGTAGATGTCTATGATACAGTATACGACAATACCGCTGCAATTTTAGGTAATACAAATACTATCCAAGAATCTCTGCAGACGGGCTTCGCTAATATACCTCAGACAACTGTAGTTAGCCAGAATGTAGATACCACCGATTTAGCAAAGGCAGCTAATTTAACCGCTTTGCAAGATGATACTACAACTGGCTTTGCCAATATGGATAAAGGCTTTTCTGCTAATAGAAATGCTCTAGGAAATGTTAATTCAGATGGCTCACTTACAACCGCTGGATCAATTACAGATCAGCTAAACACTGGGTTTGGTGGCGTAGGCCAAGCACTTGTAGGCACAACTGGTACTGGCGGCATCAAAGGTCAGATTACTAACGTAGACCAAGACCTTGCCGCATTGGGAACTGCAGACGATGTATCTGGAGTGAATAGACGCTTTAATACTTTAGACACCAGCGTAGGCAATGTTCAGACAGGCGTTGATACGGCTAACACTAACATCAATACTTTAAGCAATACGGTAGACACTGGATTTGCAGACGCAGTAACTCAGCTTAATAGAATGCAGTCTGCAGTCATTGGTGAGACAGATAAGTTAGCCGCCACTGCCAATGAAATTAAAGATAATCAGTCTACTCAGTATGGTGATCTATCCAGCAAGCAGGGAAGTATACTCAGTGATGTAGGACAAGTTCAACAAGGCATGGACACCCTTCGTACTGACACGCAGAAGTATCAGACACTAGCAGACCAAGGCCGCGCTGAATTAGCTAAAACGGTCACTGGTGGGTTTGATATGGTCAAGGGCGGTCAACTACAGGCAGCTAATAATGCAGCTAGTGTTATAAGTGCAGTACAGAACCCAGCGGGGGCAAATACTAACTCAGGTCAGTACAATGCAGTGGCAGGTCAGATAACGAATGACGGCCTACCAGCGGTTGATCAATTAAGCCAAGTAGACTTCCTAAATCGGCTAAATACTGTTAAAAATATATTAAATACTCAGGGGGATAGCCTAGACGCGGAGACTAGATCACAGTATAGTCAACTTGCGAATGGGTTCGATCAAGGCGGTACATTAGTCGCTTCCTCACAAGACCGAAATGGTAATGCAGTACGTCGAGGTTTGAACCAGCAAGGTCAATTAATTACAAACACTTATTCAGCAAATGGCGCACTAGCCACACAATCTATTACAGACGTAAATAAATTATTAAGTGCAATTCAACCTCAACAGTATGGTGACCTTACTCAAAGTGGATCAGGGCTAATGTCTAGCTCATCTCCATACATGTAAATATTTAAGGAGCATTTATGCACCCTGACAGAATTTCAGAAGACGGTATTAATTTAGTTAAAAAATTTGAAGGATTACACAAAGTACAGCCCAACGGCATGGTCAGCGCATATCGCTGCAGCGCAGGGCGTTATACTTGCGGTTATGGAGCCACTCGTGGAGTACGATCTGGAACTAAGTGGACTAAAGAATACTGCGAATTACGGTTAATTGAAGACCTCAATGACCATGCGAAGGCTATTAAGAAGTATGTGCAAGTACCTCTTTCACAAGGACAATATGACAGTCTAGTGTCGTTTATATTCAATTTAGGCGAAGGTGCGTTCAGAAGCTCAACTTTGCTGAAGAAATTGAACAAGGGTTTATACGACGAAGTTCCAGAACAAATTATGCGCTGGAATAAGTGTCGGATCGACGGCAAGCTAACTCCACTCAAGGGGCTTACCAGACGCCGTACTGCAGAGGCTGCTATTTTCAGCCGTGACGCATTGCTTCCCTCTGATGAAGGTGGCCCAGACATGCCTCAGAAGGTGACTGCAGAAGCGCCTAAAAGCCTGATGAAGTCTAAGACTATGGCGGGTGCAGGGATTGCTGGCGCAGCTACTGGCTTGAATGAGATAGCTGGTCAGATGCAGGGTCTACTTCCCTACGCAGATAGCCTTAAAACCATATTCCTAATCTGTGCAATCGGCGGCATAGCTCTAGCGGCATACGCCAGATACAAAGACAACAAAGAAGGCATCCACTAGTGTTCCTCTTTGGTAAGATCAAGACCTACATTATAGGCGCTCTCGCACTGGCTTTACCCATAATTTACGCAATGGGTAAGGTCATGGGTGCAGCTAAAGAGAAGAATAAAATTATTAAAGACGAACTACAAGCGTCTGAAAAAGCAAATGATTTTTATAAGGCAATGGCTGAAGATGAAGAAGATGCTATTACTAATCGCCCTAGCCTCATTAAGCGGCTGCGCGGAAACGGTTTATAGAACCCAACTGGAAATATACTGCCCCTCAATCAAGCAGTACTCCGAAGATTTTAATAACAAATTAGCAGATGAGTTGGAGAGTCTTCCTTCTGACAGTCGGGCAATCGAAGAAGCTATGGGTAATTACATTTATCTGCGTGATCGTATTCGTAGATGCGAAGAAGAGAAGGATAAAGTCTGATGTCATTTAGTGATGCATTTGCCAAAGCGAGGGCCGAACAGGGCCAAGGTGGTTCTTTTACATACAATGGAACTGAGTATTCTACTAATTATGCAGAGGAAGGTTACTCAGACTCTGGTAGCTCAGGCAATACTTCTATCGCTACCTCTACTGATAAGACCTCTAGCACTACCTCTACTGATAAGACCTCTAGCACTACCTCTACTGATAAGACCTCTGGCTCTTCCGATGATACTAAGTCGAACTCATGGACTGAATGGTTTGCCAATACGTTTACTCCGGGGGATGGAGCTGCATATGTAAACGGCGTATTAACATATGATGGCACACTAGAAGGCACTACAGAGGGCCAAGTCGTTCCAAAAAACGAAGATGGCGGCTATGGTGGGGTGGATGAAGATGGAAATGCCATTTTTAGCGGCTCTGCTAATAGTGTAACGAATGACGATGGTTATCTAGAAGGTACTTACGAAAAATATACAGCCACAGACGCAGTAGGTGCTATTATAAACCCACTAAGCGGTTTAACTGATGGGTTGGCATGGCTATTTAGATGGGCTAATGGAATTGATCCCGCTGCAGACGATGCTAGTAAAACATCAGGTACTGTTGCCAAAATGTCTGGCGGCACAAAAGAAATAGCCATCTACACCAACTCAAGTTACGATCCTAATAGTAGTACTTCAGTACAATATTACAGCTATAACGCGGCGGGTCTTCCCTACGAAGTTGTCCAAAATCAAGATGCTGCAGGTAATGTAATTGCAGGAAGCTATGTTGATAAACTAGCCGTAAAAGTTGATGAAAATGGTAATTTGGATTGGACTGCACAGAATACTGACGGTTCAACTGCCCTTAGCGGCTATGGCTACAACAAGGCCAATGCCAGTGATGACACCTCTTCAGAAGACATATCAAATCAAGAAAAGTTAAATACGGGTGATGACGCCTCTTCTGACGAATCTTCATCTGCAGACGATGGTACTTCTACGGACCTAACTGCAGTAGAAGCATTACAGGAATGGTCTAAGGCGGCTGGATTAGATTTACAGCAAACAGACCTAGAGGCTATGGTTGCAGACCCTGCAGCATGGGCAGAGAGCCGTAACCTTAAATTGGAAGACTTAGTTCCAACGCTTAATGCAGATGCCGAAGGCACAACGCTAGACCCTAATGACCCCAACTACAATATCGGCGCGGTGGACGGGGCTAACATAGATGTCACCACTGTAGCAGACAACTCAGTCAGCACAATTTCTGGAGTAACCTCTTCCGACCCTGCTACTTACACGGCTAGTCTAAACAGTGACAAGCTAGATGATAGCTTCAACGTGAATGCAGTAACTGGCGAAATAAACGAAAATAATCTAGTAGATGCCTCTACTATAGAGACAGACATAGAAGCCGCTGCATCAGGCACAAGTGCTGTAGGCAAGGCTATTAACGACTATGCCACTCAGGATTTCTCTACAATCATCGACACAAGTACTGTGTCAGGTAAAAATCTAGCCAAAGCTCTAGGCGAAGGTAACTACGTTGATCAGAAGGCCACCATTACAGGCCAGATGGAGATTATCTCCGCACAGTTTGTTAATGAACAAGGGCAGTCTGTTATACCAAAATGGGCGCAGAAGATTGCCCGAAGCGTAAGCCAAACCATTGCCTTCGATGGTATTACTGGCTCCGCGCAGACCTCTGCAATGGCAACTGCCATCATGGAAGCAACTCTAGGCGTAGCTGAAAAAGAAGCCACCTTCTTCCAAACGCTTACGACTAAGAACCTAGATAACAGACAACAGTCTATCATTAACAAGGCTAACGTACTGGCTAAATTTGAAGTAGCTAACCTTGGCGCAAGACAGGCGGCTGCAGTACAAAATGCACAAGCCTTCCTAGAGATGGACTTAAAGAACCTGACTAACGAACAGCAAGCTGAAGTCATCAATAAGCAAGCTAAAACGCAGGCGTTGTTTGAAGACAGTAAGATTATTAATGCCCAGCGCCTGTTCACGGCTGAAACTGAAAATGAGTACAAGAAGTTTTACGATGAGCTTAATGTAGCAATTCAGAAGCATAACTCTACAGAGTTAAACTCTATGAAGAAGTTTAATGCTGAAGAGATAAACGACAATAGTGAATTTAATGCTACGATAGAAGATAGTCGGCAGCGGTTCTATGCCAATCTCCAATACAACATAGACACTTCAAATGCAAAGTGGCGTCAGGAAGTTACGGTCAAACAATTCCAAGCCGAAGTAGACGCCGTAGCTGCAGACGTTAAAAATGCACTAGACCTATCGACTGAGGCTATGAGCCAACTTTGGGATAGAGCCGATAGCTTACTGGACTTCATATTCAAGAAAGACAACGGCGATGCTGACCGTCTGGTTACACTGCTTGGATCGCAACTGACTGCAGAGGCGCAAACCAGTGGCGGCACTAATTGGTTGGATGCCGTTCTGGGTATCGGCGGGGCCGTTGCTGGCACTAAAGCTGGTACAGACGCCATCATAAGTGGTGTTAAAAATTTATGGAATTGGGCAACCTCAGACATACGCCTAAAGAAGAACATAAAGTTACTAGAAAATCGTAACGGCATTAATATCTACAAATGGGATTGGACAGATAAGGCACTCAGCATGGGTGTGGATAAGTCCTACACCGCTGGTGTTATCGCCCAAGATTTACAGAAAACTCATCCAGAAGCGATATCCAAAGATGCTAGTGGCTATCTAATGGTCAACTATGAGGTGGTTCAGAATGCAATTCAATGAAGCAGTAAAGAAGTCCATTAAGAATTTTATGGCTGGAAATATGCCAGAGGCTTTGACTGAGCAGAAAGAGTTTCTGATGTACGGCCCAGACTATTTTGACGAACTGGAAGCTGAAATTCTTGATGAACCTACGGACAGTACGGCGGCTAGGGAAGAGGAAGAATCTGATGAAGTTTGAAGGACCAATTCCGGGCGAGAATTTCCTGACCGACACTAAGAATTATCCTTGGCATAGGCCACCTGACCTTGTCGATTACGATGAAACAGTCAGCTACATGCTCTCTAAGATAGATGAGCCAGAGCAAATAGAATTAGTATTTGCTATGCTGGGTATAGATGCGAAGGTTACTACAGTAGTAAGCACACTGCTACTACAGGCTATCTCCAAAGGTAAATTCACTATCGACATGGCTATGCTGATAGCTGGCCCTCTAGCCAGATACATAGAGATACAGGCCAAGAATGCTGGCGTAAAATATGACATGGGCTTGGAGAATAAAGACAGGATAGTCTTAACTCCAACGCTTCTCAAAGCGTCTTTAGGTATCCTCGAACAGCCAGAGGAAGAGTCGCCAGAGATTATGGCTATGCGGGAAGAGGCTGGCCCAATGGAGCCAGAGCAAGAGCAAATTATGGGATTGATGTCTCAGCCGCCAGAAGGCGCAGTAGCAGAGGACGATGAGCAAGCTGCCATGCTGGGCCAGACTGAGGAAGAAGTTGTACAAGATTCTGTACAAGAAGAGGAAGCGGCATAATGGGTTTCAATACAGAAGTATCCCGCATTCGATCTGGTCTTAAATCAGGTAAATATCGTAATAAGCCTAACCTCGCAAAAGCATTCATGGACCCTTTTATCAAGGGCATTGAACGGCAGGAGCTTGAACGCATTCAGAAGGATAAAGAAGATCGCGCAAGGGCTGCAGCGGCGGCTAAAGCAGCGGCGGCTGAACAGAAGGCTAAAGAAAAAGCAGATGCTAAAGCACAGGATATGGTCAACTTTATTATTATGACTAATCCAGAAATTCAAGCAACAGAAGCTATAAATAAGCAGCTTTTTACGTTGGCAAAAACAGGTAACTTTAAAGACGCTGGCGCTTTTCAAACTTTTATAGATGACAATGCTACCTTTAATCCACCTACTACTGAGAAGCAGCCAATAAGCAAAATTGAAATGGCTCCCCCCTTTAGAATTGATCAGGGAGTGGGAAAAATAAATTCAACGACTTTTCAAAGCACCACAGGGGATTTTACTGGCAAAAAGAGGCCACTTACATCTCTTGATGTACCAAGGCTTGCGAAAAGAGATGACGAATCTGGTGACGTAGCTCAACAGATGATTGATAGTGGTCTTAATCCGCAACAGGTAGGTGAACCTCTTGGAGAAAAAGAGGTTAATGTAGAGCCTACTCTGACTTTTGGTAAGAATAATAAAAGCATAGATACATCAAAACTTCGCCCAGAAAACTGGTATGGTACATATCAACAGCTTCTTAAAAAAGGTGACACAGCTAACGCATTACTTGTAGACGAATGGGCAAAGTCTACAGGTAATAACTTTGTTACCGCTGGCGTAACAGCTAATGACTTAAAAGGTAAAAGCTCCGCAGAAATTGCACAAATATCTCTTACTACAGGTGAAGGTGGAGAAGATGCATTAAAACCTTATATAGAAGCGGCTAGAGAGGCAGAGGCTTTAGGTAAAGTAGATTTCTGGACTGACTTAGAGGCTATGGCTAAAGTCGAAGAACCTACACTACTCTTAGAATTAAGTAAGCATAAGGAAGGTTCAGAACCTCATAGTATTATTTCTGCCCAGATACTTATGAATGAAGCAGTTAAAAATTCAAACAATTTAGGAGTTGCTGCTGCTTCGTTGGATAAAGATGAAGCATTCTACAATACAGCTATTAAGCGGTATGCCGCTTTAGCTTCTAAACCTAATATACCACAGACCCTGCTTACTAGAAACGCAGAGAATCTAATTAATCTTCAAGTAATGAGCATCCTCTCTAGAGATCGGCGGCTAAATAAAGAAGCTATTGACTTCCAAGGTCTTAGCATGAAGGAACTGTCTGCAAAGGCTTTCATGGTAGAGGGCGGTTTTGGTTTTATTGACCCTATCACTGGTAAAATTAAGATGCCTACCACTGCACAGATAACTAAGTATGAGAAGGATTTTAAGGAGGCAACTACCTTAGCTTCTGAAGCGGATACTTGGGCTGATGCTGAAAAGGTTGCGAAGCTAGATCTATCTGTGCTGCAAGTTATGAAAAACTTAGGCAATTTGGATGACACACAACTTACATTGGTAGATAGCGCCATAGCTACTAAAACTGGTCAGGTGATTGTAGAGGCTAACGCAGATGCGTTAAACTTTGACGGCGTTAAAACTATGGATGACCTTAATCTAAAAGTAGCGAATGCTGGATTTGAAACATTCAAAAACCCTGATGGTACTATTAATCAGGCAGCAGTGGATAAGCTGTCTAGGGTAAGAGCTACACTTGAGAAAATAGAAGGTAAGCCAGAGGAAGCTGAGAAATTTACTACCGCTTATGCGGCTGCATTCTCTGACTTCATAAACAGACCCGAAACTGAAGAACTTTCTGGCCCAGACCTTGTAAGAGCGATGGCTGAGTTTGAGCGTGATTGGAAGGATAATTCTGCTAAGACAGAGAAAGAGCCTGATCCTAAAGAGGTATCCTACGATAACAATTCTATAGTTGGTATGATTGTTGACGCTAGAAATAAAATTAGATCGCCAAATGCTGATGAGCAAGCGGTTGGGAATGCATTTATAAACAACGAATTGCCTGATATTCTCAATGCTAAAATAACCCTTGAGGGTTTAAATTCAGAAGCTGCAATTCAGCTAATTATGAGTGCTGGTGTTGATCGAAAAACTGCAACTCTCATACACACAAAAGCACTATCCGTTAAAAGTGATCCAGTTACAGGGAACCCCGTTGCCGTAAATATTGCTAATCTCCCAGAAAACTCAAGCGGCATGCGGCCTACTGATCCAATAGTAGTAGATGCTCTTTCTGTAAGAAATGCTGCTATGAGTACTCCCCAGATTACTTCTGTCCTTGATATGTCACCAGAAGACATAGCTTCCAGTGATGCAGTTCTACAGGGTGGGCATCAAAGCATCATTAAGAAATTAGGATTTGATCCTAGCGTATCTATGGGTAACTCAGGTTTCTTTGGTAACATTATTAATAAAGGTACATCCCTAGTTGGATGGACGCCCTTTAAGGATGTTGCAAGTGGCATAGACTACATGAAAGCTCTCAATAACACTGCAGCTAGGATATTATCCGTTGCGGTAGAAGGTTCTAGGGATAGCGTATATAACAAGCAGCAGCTTATGGAAATTTTACCAGAAGCTGCAAAATTTATGACAACAGACTTCGATGCAAAGACTGCCATTGATAGGACTGTTGACACATTACAGAAAGACTTAAACAAACTCTCTATTCTTGTTAATGACCCTGCAGGTAAGACTAATCCTAAGCAGAAGGCAGAGGCTTACGCAAAATCTCTACAGATGAGTGCAGTCTTGGATGGCTATAAGGCGGTACAACTTGCCTTCGATCAAGCTATTAAGAATTATGACCTGAGTGACTACGAGATAGTAACTGAACCTTCTAGCTCTCAAACTAAACCTGCAACTACACCAACATATACTGCAGAACAGTTACGCGCAGAGAAAGCAAGAAGAGAAGCAGCAAAGGCGAATAACTAATGGAAGCTGATTTATCCTTACTTTCAGATGAAGAGATTGAAAAGCAACTTGCTGAATTAGAAGATGATACGGACGATATTACGACCTTGTCAGACGAAGAGCTTGATGCTCAGTTATCTGCGTTAGAGGATACTGCACCAGAGACATCTGTACCAGACAGTGACTCTAGGGAAGATGCCATTTCAGCGGCGGCTGACATTCCATATCCAGCAACTCCTGATGTGGAACCTATTCCCGTACAGCAAGACACTGTCGGCCCTGTGCTAGATAGTACGGATTTACAGACAGCGGAAATGCTGGACGATGAAGCTATTGCCTCTGCAACTATGCCGTCTGAAGAAAAGCAAGCTATTAATGCTGCACCTATGCTAGAGGCTCTTCAAGACAATGCTCCCCCAGAGGCTATTATAGAATATCTGTTTACGGCGGGGATAGATACCTTTGACATAGATGGAACTACCTACGACTTTAAGAAGGCTTTTGAAGACGGTACTCCACCCCAAGAAATATTAAACGTCTTAATGACAGGTGAGTTTGTCAGGGATATCAGTCCAATGCAGACATCTGCTTTGGCGCTTGGCAATGCGGCTGTAACTACTTTAGGTCTACCAGTAGACTTATTATCTCTATTGTCAGAAGCTGGGAAAAAGGGGGCAAACTTTCTTGCCAGCCTTAATGCCCCAGAAGGGGTAGATGATCCTGATAGTCCTAACTATGACCCAGACTTTTATTTTCAGCCGTATCAGAGAAAAACTGTACCCAGCCTGTTTAGCGATGACGTAGATGAAGATGTTAGCTATCCTTTGGGCGGCTCGCAGAGCATCCGCGAAGGTCTAAGGAAATTAGGCATCGACCTTCCAGATAGTGTGCGTGAGATACCAGAGGATCTTAGAGCTACTTACCAATTCAACAGAGTATTCGGAGAGAACATTGGCTTTGCAGCGGCTCTCTACAGGGCATCCTTGAAGGCTGGAACTAAATTAGCCACCAGCCCAACAATGCATCCAGTACTTAGATCTATGGCTGAGAACCCTAAAGCTGTACTTAGCTCAGAAGCCTTGGCACTTTTAGGCGCATCTTCTGGTGCAGCCTTTATGCAAAAGCAATACCCGAATAATCCATACGGTCAGCTAATAGGTGAACTTGCTGGCGGCTTTGGCTTTACCTTAGCACCAGCGACAGTCAAGACTATTCTTAACAACGCACCTGTCTTACAGCTAGGTAAAAATGCAGTAGATAGAATTATATCTGGCACGACTACAGAAGGCGGTAGAAATGGTGCAGCACAAGACCTCATAATACTTGCAGAAGAATTTAGACAGGGTCTTAAAAATCAAGCGGATCAGGCAAGGACTGACGGTAATATAGCGGAAGCTGAGAGGCTAGAGGCGCAATCCAAAGAATACGAAGTAGAAACCTTCTTAGGTAAGTTAAATGCCCTAGACGCTTCCTCTAGCGCGTTACCTGCAGGTACTGCCACTGACAGTGAAGTTCTAGTAGGCGCACAGAACTACCTGCTTAATGGATCTGATCAATTTAAGACTAAGGTAAACCAGCAAATTAGTGAGGCGCTGGCTGGTATTGAGGCACTTTCTAGAAAGCTACTACAAGGAGAAGGAACGGCTCAACTAGGTGAGTTGATGCAGAGTAGATATGTTCAAGCCATTCTACAGGCTGAATATAAATCTAGGTCATCAAGAATGCTGGAAATCCTAAAAGCTATTCCAGAAGGCAATGTAGAACAGGCGGGTCTAGCAATCCAAGGTCTTCTCAGGGAAGGCAAGACAAACCTTCGCGCTATGGAGACATTTTGGTGGGAGCGTGTAGATCCGACAGTACAGGTTAATCCCGAAGGAATTGCCCGTACCATTGAAGCGCAGAGGGAAAAACTACCGTCAGCGGCCCCAATAGCAGATGGTGACGTAACACCTAATCAGGTGCTTAGTAGCATGATAGGTAGAGCCGAAAGAGGTGAAGCCGTAAGCGTAGGGGAAGTATTAAAATTCCGTAGTTATTTTCTCAACAAGGCTAGGATGGCAGGTAGTGGACCTACACCTGATCTAAAGACTGCAGACATTTACGATGAGATAGCGGCATCTGCAGTGGAGCTTCTAAATAATGTAAAGGGCTATAAGAGCCAAGACATTAAGATGGCTAGAAAATTCAGTGCCGCGCTGAATGAGAAGTATAATAGATTTTGGGTTAAAAGTACTCTAGAGAGGGCTGGCTCTGGTGGGTTCTCTAATGATCCTAGACTAGCTGCAGAGAGTGCAACTAATGGATCTCTACTGCAGAAGAACGTAAACCTGCGTGACGCTGGCGAAGCTGCAGATTTTGCAGATGTAGCAGCAATAGGTACTGTGCAGCAACAGACAGATGACGCACTAGAGGCAGGGGCGAGACAAGCAGCGGCTGACGTAAATCCCGTAAAGGCAGACCCTTCACTAGACAGAGATGGTCTAATAGAAGGTCCAGATACGCCGTCTATGTCTGAAGCTCTAAAAGCATTTTGGGATAGAGCGCCCGTATATCCTATGGAGCGTATGCGGGTAGCTGATACTCCGAAGTCTAAAGACGAAGCTATAATAGCTAATGCAGATGGAGCCACAGTATTCACTCCTGAGACTAAACCCTTTAAACAGAATGAAACTCCACCCCCGCCACCAGAAGACGTATACGAAGGTGAAGGTATATTCTCATTAGACAATGAGCAATTATACGGAGAACTGGATGTACCCCCTGAGATAAAACCTCTTGGGCCTAGAATGTCGGCTGAACAGGAGACAATGCTCTTGGGAGAGATCCGTAAGCTCAGAGACAACAGCATAAGGGATAGCATTCCTACAGAACAGGCGCTCAATACTTGGCTGGATGATAATAAGGAGCTTCTTAATCGTTTCCCTCAAGTTAAGCAAATAGCAGAGGACTTGCTGGCGGCTTCTGAAGAGGCTGCAGGGTATGCAGCTAAGGTAGATAACTTTAAGGATACTGAAAACTTTAATACTGCAGTCGCAGAGGTATTCAATGGTAAGAACCCCGACCAAGACTATAGTAATCTAGTCAAGGTTATTAAGGATGCGGCTGTAGCTCAACGCAGAAGCCCAGAAGAAGTTAAGACGGCTATGGATCACCTTAGAGCCTCTACCTTTGACCTTATGCTAGGTGCATCCATGAAAGATGGTGAGATAGACTTCCTAGCGTTAACTCAACAGTTATTTGCGCCCGTAGATACTAATGCAACTAAGGGTACTACTAGAATTGAAATAATGCAGAAGAATGGCCTGATAGATCAGGATTCCGTAGAGGCTGTAGGTCTGCTACTGAATGAAGCTGTTCGTATCCAGAAGACTACCGAAACTGGTACTCAATTTAACACTGTACTGTCGCAGTCTGCAGCCATGTTAGATAACTTAGCTAGGATTGCAGGTGCTAACGTAGGTGTACTAGGCGGCTCTGGTCAGGCTTCCCTGCAGACTGCAGCGATTGGGTCTCAATTCTTTAAAAATCTAGTAAATAAATTCCCTGCTGGTAACAGACGTAAGCAGATGGAAATCTTGTTCTTAAATCCTAAGCTACTAGCTGACTACATAAGTAAAAATAAGAAGGTTCAGAAGAGAGCCGCCACAGTCATCCAAGAAGGCTTTAACAATATTAAGAATAAGTACAGGGATCAGGGCGTAGTCAGGACTACTGGTGGATTACTATGGGATGGCACTAAGTATGTGGCCAATCAGGTAGCTGGCATAGGTAAGCAGTCATACGACAGGTCTCAACCTTCGATGGCTACTAATACACTCTACGGTATAACTGGCGACGATAGTGAGCTAGACGCACAGATGCTAGAATTGGGAGTTCAATAAAGAAAACCCCCTGCAAATAATGCAGAGGGCTTCCAACTAAGATGGGTGACCAAACCCATATACCAAAAAAATCTTGGAATCTTTTGATGCTCTTAAAGTAGTGTAAATCAGCCTCTAAGTCAAGCGACTTGGGGGCTTTTTTTTGTAATTAATCATTAAATATCAACCATTTCACATACGTCACCACTGCATGCGAGGGTCTGTGATCCAGATGTGTTATCTTCTTTCTCGTAGGCAGATAACTTAGACCAATCAATGCTATCAGGCATCATTTCAAGCATACTCTTGTAGCTATGAGTAAGTATTTGATCCGTAGGGCCATCCTTGTCATGTACAAACTTAGGCTCAGTCTCATCACACTCTTGGTACGGAGCTTGCTGATATGTATGTTCATTGTACGGCAAGAAGCTGACACCAGACATCTCATCGAAGTGTTCATAGACGAAAGCACCTACAGACATCCACTCATCTGACTGAACATTTATCGTCACGCTTGGTTTATGTTCACACCAATGTCTCTGGTACGCCAGCCAAGTCTGTAGTTGTTCAATAGCCGGAACATCCTCTGTACAGACTGCATTATCAGGAGCTTTGAATGGGAAGCTGAATACGGTGGTAGCATCTGGCTTCATAACGTCAGGCTCTGCAGGTATACCTTGATCAATCATAAATTGAGTTAAAGGATCTTTATTATCACCCCGTACTGTACGAATGTAGAAAGGGGAGTGTCGTGGGTGCAATCCGCTACTGGAATCAACAAGTTGTGAAACTGTGCCCGATGGTTTCACGCAGGTAATAGCAGCCGACTGAGGAATGTCTAATAATTCGGCCCACTCCTTATTGGTATCAATTGCTACCTGTTTAAGACGGTTTAGAATTTGTGCTAGGTTTGGGTTATCATTTGTCATCAGGGGGTTATCCATAATACCCGTAAGACTTACTCCTAGAAGCCTTTCCTCACTGGCATTGTCTGACCAACGCTTACTCAGGTAGGGGAAGTAAGTATATGTAGACTGTATGGTTCCAAGAATAGTGGCTAATTTAACCTTACGCTCTAATGAGTCTATATCATCAGTGGCTCGTACTACACACTCAGTTAAGTTACACACGCCAGCACTTCGTAAAATTATTTCTGAACAAGGATTTGTTCCAAAATCACTATATTCTTTACGCCGCCCATTCTTAGCGGCTTGTTTATTAGCTGCTTCCCTGTTGAAAATGCCTCTCTCTCCAGAACCACTTTCCACTAAGGCCACCCACTCACGCATAAAGCTCTTCATGTCTGGCTTCTCTGAGTAGGAAACTGAGTTATTAGCCAACGCCCGTTGAGGGTCATTTAAATACCAAGCACCTGACTTAGCGTGACGCATTCTGTCATCGCTTAAATTAGATAAGCTAATCATGGCACTGCGCCGAACTCCACCAACTACGACTACCTCACCTATCTTACACATGATGTCGTGGGCTTCTACGGAAGACAACTTTCTGCCAGAAGCATTCTTAAAGGTAGTAACGACGAAGTTAAACAAATCCACTAGAGGCGCAGGTCCAGAAGCCCTACCGCCAAAAGTTTTCAATCTAGCACCTGCAGGTCTAACCTTTGAAACATCCCACTGAGGGATTTCACCAGCCCATAGGAGAGCCAAAACTTGTCTAAGACCCTTAGCCCACCCAGCCTTACTATCCTTAATACTGACAACAGTGTCGGAGTAGAAAAGGTCACTTGGGATGTCTGGCAGCTTACTGACGTACTGCCTCTCTACACTGAACCCGACACCAGTTCCGTTAAGCAAGATGTACATTGCTTCATCGAAGGCTATAGGACGATCTACGGCTAGGTAGCTACAATTATACATGCTTGTATTGTCTTTTTGGCTTGCTAAACCTGCAGTCATCATAGCTCGCATAGAGGGTGTGACTTCTAGGTTCAGTATAGCTTCTTCAATTTCAGAGGCTGTATCCGAGTCTGTAGTGATTGTGCCATTACTTTCATATTCCATAAAGGGAATAACAATGTTAGTCATGTACCTAGATACTGTCTCAGGCCAAGTTTCTCTTCGCCCTTCATCCTCTAGCCAACGTGCGTAGCGTGAGGTGGCAATAAATGTCTGGTAGTCGGAAGGTAAGTAATTACTTTTCATATTAAATCTTTCAAATCTGGTTTTTTATAATTCGGACCCTTCTGCACTTTG